CCCGCTCCCGCCGGACTTGCTCGATCTCATAACGTCTCGGGCTCTCATGGATGAAGGCGTTAATCAGCGCCTCGATATCCCGCCCGTTCCAGAACGTCTCTTCGCCAATGCGATGCTGGAGAGCATGACATTCGTGGCAGAGGCTTACGGCTCGGAAGTCGTCCGGCTTCTGACCGATCCCCGCACCTGACCCCAAGCGAACATGCGCCGCCTCGATTGCGACCGTCGAGCCGCAGTTAGAACAGGCGTACCCACGGACGTGCTTGGTGTGCGCCTGGGAGCGCCAGCGGCTTGCGCGTTTCGCTTTCTTGGGGATGCGCGGAGGAAGGCTCATTCAGTCACCAATGGCCCGCGCGTCTTGATCTGGCTGACGCACTCATGGGGTGACAATCCGAAACCGGCGCGCGAGCGGTTCAACTTGCGCAATCGGAACTCTGGATCGCTCCAGTACCTTTGACGGTAGTAGCGGGCGATGCGCTCGCGTTCCTTGAGGCTCGTAGCGTATTCTTTCACGCGGCCTCCAGTTGCTCGTAGCGGGTGCGCAGCTCGGCAACGGTCGCGTCGATCTCGGCAAGAAACGCCTGGACCTCGGCCTCGATCTCCTTGATTGCCGGAGCGCTGCGATTGACCCTGATAACGTGCAACCGCATCCGCTCGGGAAGGCGGTTGTCGTAAGAAGCGAAGTCGCACCATTGCCGACCAGTGCAGGCCATCTGGAACTGCATTTGTTTGACGTATTTGTCGGGGATCTGGCCGAGCAGTAGTGTTTCGATGTGCGTTGCCGTGTTCGGGCATTTCAATTCGAGTAGCCCGTCCTCTCCGACCAAGCCATCGGGTGACGCGCCAGCCATCGCGATTGTCGGGTGCGGCACGAAGCCGACTTGCTGGACATCGCGGTCCACGAAGAACTCATAGGCTCTCCGCGCTTCCGGCTCGGTTTCAGTGCCATGGATCATCGCGGCGTTGGTAAAGGACGGCTGCACGCATCCCGTCAGGCGCTCGCAAATGAGCTGCGAGGCGTAGTTGGCCCGCGATGCGCCCCACCCTGTTTTCGTGCGCGCCATGAGGTCCGCGATGCGCGAGGCAGTGACCTTGCCGCAGCGCTCCTGAAGCCATTCATGGGAGCCCTGGACACTCATTTCGCCATCTCCGGTTCCGCCTTTTGCTGGCGCTTTTTCGCGTTTTCCTGTATGGTGACGTTCAGCTTTTCGACTGCCTCGTTGTAGCGGTTGGCAGGCAGCTCTTTGAGACTGTTGACCTCAAAAAACTTGCACAGGCGATCAGCACTGACACTCGCGGCTTGCGATAGTTGAATGAGCGTGGCCCACTGGCCATCAGAGATGGGGCCATTTGCCGACCGCGCAGCCACTTCGTGCGTCGTCGCGTCCGCGTCATTGTCGCCCTCAGTCGGGATCGCGAACGTCATGAACGCGGCATATTTGTAGGCAGCCGACATGGCTTTGTTCGTGGCCTTGTCGCCGCTATCCATCGCTTCACCAAAGGTCGCAGCGGTGTGCGTCGTGCCATCGATCGCGGAGACGAAATCGAACTCGGCATGGACGGTGACGTAGAACAGCGCGCCGCCGTTCTTGCTCTGCCGGTCAATGATTTCGCGCGACAGAACGCGAGGGATCACGACGAGCTTGTGTGCCGACAGCAACGGCGACAGCGCGGCATACACATCATCGATGCCACGGAACATATAACCGCTGCCCTGCGTGTTCTTGCGGTTCTTGGCGATGCCCGTCTTGGCAAGCTCGCCCTGGACCTCGGCAATCGCCTGATAGACGTGAGGCGTTGCGGCCTTCACTTTGCTCTCGGCGTTCATCGCGTACCTCCGTCGTGGCGTCCCGCGTCGTAGGACGCCACGGAGGTTGAGCCTGTCGCATGATGAGCGACCGACGCGGCGAATATCAAAGCGGATGCCACCGCTATTCCCACACAGATTTTACCCGATGGGATAGAGCGTCCGAACTCGACCAGGGGATCGGGTGGAAGGAGGGGGCCGTGAATGTGCCGCCTGCGGCCCGGATGCTGCCATGACTTGCGGGTCATGAAGGCGCGCTCTGTTGGGCTGCTGCTGTGGTAGCGGAGGGCGGTCATGCCTTGTCTCCGAACATCTCGTCGAATGCGAGCAGGGCGTCTGCGGCATCGTTCCAAGTGTCGCGCACATAGCTGCGCTTGCTCTGTTTGAAGTCGCCCGCCCTGCGCCGCAGCACGCGCACGCAGAAGCGAAGGGTTGGGCCGTCCAACACAATATCGCGACCGTCTGGCTCGCTCACCCCTTCATCTCCTCTCGTGTATCCCAGGGAATACCGTTTGCTCGATCTTCGGCTTTCCACTTCCGCACCTTTTCGGATGCATCTGAGAGCCATGTGTGACGGTCGAACATGCGGCGGTTGAGTTCGTCGATGGCGCGCTCGATGGGCTTCATGCTTCCACCCTCCGTTTCGAACGGCGCTTCACCGTCCTCAATTCAAACACGTTTCCTTCCGCGACCCTTGCGCGTTGATCGGGCATGGGTTCACGGTATGGCTGTGGAGGCTCGGGGGCGGTCAGGCGACCGGCGAGAAAGCCGAAGCCGAACGACAGGGCGTTGGCTCCAAGCATGAGGATGATGGCGTGGGTCATGCCGACTGCTCCGCAAGCTCGATGGCTTTGTCGAATGCGGCTAGGACTTCGGCTTGGGTGCGGCCCAGTGCGTCATTCCATCGGGCGACCTCGTGCGAAAAGCGGAAGCCCAGCGAACCGGCGAAGAATGTCGCCACTTCATCGAACGGCTCATTGATGACGGGGAGATCATCCGCGTCCGGATTGGGGTAACCAATCGCCGCTTGACTGATCGCGCCCAATGCACAGAAGCAAACGGGCTGAGCCGTGATACCGTCGGCTTCATCTCCGTTCGCATCGAGGGCAAATTCACCCTTGGTCCATCCGCGCTCGATCAGCGCCCGTGCTTCACGAAGCTTGTCAGCAATCTCGCTCACCCCACCCTCCTCTGTTGCTCAATCGTGAAGCGCAGTTCGTGCTCGACCTGATCGGTCAGGGGGTCGCCGTAGAGCCTGCGAAGCTCGTCTAGGGCGATGCCGTCGTTCTCGTCGTAGTCAGTCGGACATTCGAGGAAGCAACGCCCGTCGCAGCTGCGGAGTCCGCAACCGGAACAGGGGGGATCGGAGAGGTGGAAGCTCATGCCCGAACCTCGATCTGTTCAAGATCGTGCACCGGCACCGTGAAGAAGGGATAATCGCCGTCAGCGTTCAGTGTAACCGACTTGTGCGGGATACCTGTGAAGCGGAAATCGTCGTTAGCGCATCCGTAATCGTATCTGCCGCAGTCATAGACGAGTGTTCCCGCCTTGGCGGTTGGCTCGATCTTGCTGTCGGCCAGAAGCCTGTATGTAGCCATGTGCGCCTCCCTAATGCTTGAATATGTGTTCGGCTTTTCCGAACCATAAGTCAATAGGGGTCGTTCAATTTTTTTGAACAGACGGAAACGCACACCGAAAAGCGCGTTCAGAAACTCCGATTATGGACAGAGCAGGCTTAGGCCCGCTTGCGCGCTTCTTCGTCCTCGTCGCTACCGGCTGTGCCGCCGAACGGGATCGCGACGATATCCTTCGCCGCCGCCTTCAATCGCCGTTGAGCCATTGCGTCGGCGGGGTGCATCAGCAGCTCATAGGGCTGGATATTCAACGCCCTCGCAACATCGTTGAGGATGTCGCGGTTGTAGCGCTGCTTCCCGTTGGCGAGATCGGAGACCTTCGCTTTCGGGTAATCGGTCCGCCGCCCAAGCTCGGCCTGGCTGGTGCCGGTCGATTTGAGCCATTCGTTTAAATACCAGTCGAGCACGATCAGATTGTACGAAACACGCCGGTATCTGGCGTTCCCTAGAATCCGAACATGCCCTATTGACTTTGGGTTCAAAAAATCCGAACGAATGCGCATGACCCTTTCCGAATATCGCGAGAAGCACGGACTGTCGCTGGAGGCGTTCGCTGAGCGTGTCGGCAAGAGCAAGGGCCACATTCACGCTGTCGAGAAAGAGAATTACGCGACCGCGAAACTGGCACTGGCAATCGAGCGGGAAACCGAGGGCGCTGTCGATGCGGCGTTCCTGAACCCCGAGATCGCCGAAGCGCGACGGGCGGCTGCGTGATGTCAGCGCTTCTTCTTGAGCGGCGCGACCTTGTCGATGGAGCCGAGCTGCCACTTGGCGAGCGCTTCAGCGGCTGCGGCGCGGGTTTCGAGAAACCGTTCGGGCGACATGACAACCTCGATGTGCGCCCGCTTTCCGATTTCATATTCGATATGGAACACGTTGTCTTCAAAGAAGATGTGCGGCGCACTCCTTGCGAAGAACACCGCATCCAGATCACGCACGCCGGCCACGCCACACCTCGCTTCCCCGAGCATGGGTTAGATGCGAGCGAACCGCTGAATGGTTCCCGAACATCCCGAGTCAGCACACAATTAACCGCGCCGGTTGTTGACCCCTGTCCGGCGCAACTCGATGGGCGCGGCATTGCCCCACACTCGCCGCGCCCATCATCCCCGCCGAGTACGCCATAATGAGCGGCGGGGGAGCTTATCAATTCATCGCTGCTTTTGCGGCCATGATCGCATGGACCGCACTGTCCTCGATCATCGGGTCTATCGTGCTGATTGCTGTGGGAAAGGCGCGGGGCGACGAGGGGGAGGGAATCGCCGCCCGCGCGCAGACTCGATCGAGTGAGATCGCACCTCACAAGG